CGTCGATAAGACGGTACGGCCAGTTTCTTACTCCGTTGAGGTGCCAGCGCCAGGCATGGGCGCTCAGAGTCTCGTCCGCCCATGCTTTCTCCCGGAAGAAGATAGAAACTATGACATTGCCCAGCTGGTCGATAGCGATGGCCATCTGATGGGCATTATGCTGTAACATCAGAGTAGTCGATGACAATGGCATCTACCTCCTCTTTAGTGGTGCAAGCCTCGATTTGAGCCCTGAGGCTCCACTTCTTGGCGTACAAATTATTTCCATAGCTGATCAACTCAAGTTGGAGAGTCTTCAGCTGTTCCAGCGTGAGCTCGGCCAGCGTGTTGTCGAAAGTCATGAAGTTGACGGTACTCAGATTCTGCGCCGTCATGGCCGTGATCAAACCGTCGATGTTCTGCTTCGCGGTCGTGTTGGCGTTGACAACGTACCCGGTAGAAGAAGTGATATGAGCTGCGCTGGAGGTCTTGGTCTCCTCAAGCTTCGCGTTGAGCTCATCGAGCTTGCGGGCCACCACGTTCTCGAGACGATTGTACTCGGCTTTCTTCGCGGCAGCCTCTGCATCCAGTCTGGCCTTCTCAGCTTCCCAGAGGGCCACGTAGGGAGCGACGTCTGTCTCGTAGTCGGCGTCTCTTCCCGTGTAGTCGCTGAATTCGATGGCGCCTTTCCCGTCGTGCCACTGTATGGCGTGCACCTGCTCGTGCCCTTCTATGGGCTTAAAATCTAACTGGAGATGAATGCCATTTACCAGAATGACATTATCCACTGGAACGATGGTCACATCTTTTTCCATTACTTATCTCCCTGCAGGGCCCTCGGCGCCTGCATCGTATGCGAGTGGTCAGCTTCGACGAGAGCCTTGCTGCCGTTAGCCAGGGAGACAAACTGCTGCCGAAGAGCCTTCCCTTCCGCTATGTTCTCACAGCGGGCGGCCGAGACCTCGGCCCCGACCTTCGACATCTCGCCGGCGAGCTGCCCCGTCACGTTCGCCTGCTCAAGGAGCAGCATGGGAGTGAGCGTCAATGCGCATCCCTCGAAGCTCGCCTGCATACTGTCCTTCCCCCCGCTGTAGCTCATCCATAAGGCGCACCCGCCTTTCTTCGAATGTTCCGGGCACTCCTCGAACCCCTTAAACGGGCATCCTGCCATATCTCCTCCTTATGTCCTCTCGCAGAGGACGACGTCCACGTAGTTTACGTTAAGATCGAGGCTGTGCCCGTGGGCGGTGTTCCACGTCCCGTGCCCATGCCCCCAGTTACTCCCTGTCCAGCCGGTGTTATTACCCCACCAGCTGCCGTTTTGATGCCAGGCCTCGCTCCTGGTGTAGTCTAAGCTTCGGTTCCGGTATGCTCCATGACTGTGTCCGGCGAGCTGCCCGACGGACAGCGTTGACGCATTCACCCCCCACGAGATTTGGTCGTTTGTCGTACTGCCTCCCGCCGCGAAACGGACGGAAAAACTGAATCGGCCGGCATCGCTTCCCGTGTCTCCTGACGTCAGGCGCAGGGCATAGTCGGCGTGGTCTGTGAGCTTCTTCCAACTAGAGGGTGCAGCCCCGCGGAAGAGCATCTTTGTGCCGGCGGGGAAGTACTTCTCGAGGTCGGCCTGAGCCTTCTCGACGACAGGCTGGATGCTTGTCGTCAGCATGTTGGCCGCGGCCGCAAGGTCCGCAGAAAAAGAAGCGAGGCCTCTCTTTGTCTGTTCTGCCTTATTGTAGATAATGCCAATGAGCCTGGTGATTCTCTCTGCGTTGTCCACCAAAGTCCTGGTCATCTCTCACCCCTTCTCACAAAGGATGACATCAACAAAATTGACGTGGAGATCTACGCTGTGGCCATGGGCCGTATTCCAGCAGCCATGGCCGTGGGCTTCGTTTGAGCCTCGCCAGCCAATAGCGTTATCTGTACCGGCCCCAGAGCAGAGCATATTATTGGTGTTGCTTGACGCCCAACTTGGAGAACCGATCCTGACATCGTGGCTATGGGACGCTAGCTGCCCAACTGACAGTGTCGACGCGTTCACGCCCATGGATATCTGGGTAGTGGTCGTGCCTCTGGACGCCGCGAAGCAGGCTGAGAAAGCCAGGCCATTAGTGCGGCTCCCCGTACCTTCACTTGTCAGGCGAAGAGCGCAGTCGGTGAAGCCGGTCAGCTTTTTCCAGCCTGGCGGAGCCGCCGACTGCTGGAAGAGCATCTGGATGCCGGCAGGGAAGTACTTGTTCAAATCGGCCTGCGCTGACTCGATGGCCGGCATAAGGTCGGCCTGCGCGCTCACGAAGACTGACTCCGAGGTCATCCGCGCGTCCACGATAGTCTTCCGATTCTCAAGAGAGAGTGCGAGGAGGATGTCAACGAGGGCTGTGACCTGGTCAGCATTGTCTTGTAAAGTCTTCGTCATTCACACCTTCTCGCAAAGAATGACGTCTAAGCGGCTGACATTCATCCACAGCTGATGGCCATGGGCTGTATTCCAGCATCCGTGGCCATGGGCTTCGTTTGAGCCTCGCCAGCCGACAAAATTATCCCAGTAGCCTAGCCCCATATCTACGTGCCCAAACCCATCGCCCGTAACGCCATTTGACCTCGTCGGGCTATTGATCGAGGCTACGCTGTGTGAGTGTCCGGCGAGCTGGCCAACGGACAGCGTTGACGCGTTCACTCCCATAGAAATCTGGGTCGTGGTCGTGCCTCTGGACGCAGCAAAGCAGGCAGAGAAAGCCATACCGTCAGTGCGGGCGGTGACATCGCCGGAGGTAAGCCTGAGCGCGCAGTCATCATACGTCGTGATCTTCTTCCAGCCCGATGGGGCCGCACCATTGAAGAGCATCCGGACGCCTGTCGGGAAGTACTGACTGATGCCTCCCCTGAGCTTCTCGACAGCCGGGGCCATGGTGGTCTGGATGCTGTCGAGCGCGGCACTGGCAGTCTGCTTCAGGGCCTGATAGTCCTCCCAGTCCTTGAGCGCGTAGCCGTACAGGATATCGGCGAGATCTGCTATCCTGTTGGCGCTGTCCTCCAGTGTCTTCATGCAGTACGCCTCCAGCAGTAGGCGGCGTGATAAGGCATCATGTTGTTGTGCGGCTTCCCTCCGCCGGTAGCGTTGGTGTTAGCCGCTAAATAATTTGGCGAGTCATTAGCGCACAGACCATTCTCCAGATGCCCAGACCAGTTCTGATCATCGGTGCCGGTGTACCGCATCAGTCCATGTGTATGCGAAGGCATCTCCTCCACCGTCAGCGTGTGCTCTGCCTCGCCACCCTCGCTGCCGGCCGGATACGAGTCTTCATCCGCACCCAGCAGGACGACGCCCTTCACCCTCTCCCAGGTACCAAAACCGAAAATCTTAGCCGGCTCTGTGTCCTTGTCCGATGTATAGTAGCTGCCAACAGGGTGCTCACGCATGCTGCGCTCCAGAAGCATGCTCTCCACGAGCTGGATGGAGACGCTCAGCTCACCTGACTCGGTGGACTCGAGCGTTCTGGCTTTGGCGTCAAGAATATCCCACATGCCCTGCTGTGCATCGTCAATATCTGACAGTTTTGCCTCAACGGCAGAAAACTGTAAGTCAGCTTCCGACTTAGCCGCTTCCGCAGCCGCCCTGTCCGTTCCTATCGCAGAGTCAATGCCACCAAGCGCTTTGCGAAACGTGTATACACTGTCATGCGGGGTATCGGTCTCCGCGGGGAGAGGCAGAGCAATGTTCTTTGTGTATTCCATTTTTTTCTCCTGGATCCGCCGGCTGTATAACCAGCGGATCCAGCCCCAATTGTTTACACAGTGGCCATGAAACGGATATTGGCGGCCATCGGACGCGCGGCAGGCGTGCCGGCAAGCTCAAGTTTCAGCTTAAGAGCGGCAATTTTTGAAATGTCTGCCGTCCAGACAAACTCCACCCATCCGTCATCCATCTTTGTCGTGGCGCCTGCAGTCAACGATTCCCAGCTTCCGCTGTCCTTCTGGATGGTCGGAACAACGGTAGAGCCGGAAGGCACATAGGCGTCATACACGACGGTGCATTTTGCCGCATCGGTGGCCGGGATGCTGCGCGTGTAGTAATTGCCTGTTTCTGAGACGATACCTTCGACAAGCTCAGCTCCGGGCCAGATAAGCGGGCTCATACCCGATGTGCCGGTCAGCACGGCTTTGGCTGAGACCGAGCCAGTAATAGCGGAGGGAAGCTTGACGGCCTGTCCGGCATCTACATGAATCTGGCTTGAGTCAGGGAGTGTAAGCACGTAATCGACAGAGCATGCAGAGGTCGGGATTTCACTGACGCAGAGGAAGATGAGGTCCGTGGCCCCGGTAACATCTGCACTGCCAAGGTCAATCTCTGAAGAACCGGCGGCAGCATAGTTAGCCTTCAGGATACGGAAAGCAAGGTCCTTATCCTGGTGAGCTGTCCATGTACTGGCGTTGGAGGAAGACAGCAGAACACCAACAGTATAAGGCTGCGAGATAACCCACTGTCCGTGCGTAGAGTCGTACTTTCCTGTTTCCGCTATGGAGACAGACGTGACAGCTTCGTCAGCGAGGACGACAAGCGCGTATTCAACGCCGGCGTTCAGGAGTACGGGAGCGTCAAACGTAATGCGGGTATAGCCTCCGCCGGATACGATGACGGCATCTTTCTTTACCTTCCCACGGGCAAGCACGACTTTCGTCGGAACGCCGTTAGACGTCTCTCTGATTTCGATGGTTGCGTCACCGCCACAGGCCGTGAACCAGAGGTCCGCGCCAGTGCATTGTGTATCAGCGTCAAGAATAAACGTCTGCGCAAGAGGATCGATGAGGATATTGGTTACCGTCCTGAGCGTGCGAAGCGTCTGCACAGTCAGACTGCCCTGCCCCGTGAATACAGATTCACCGTAGCTTCCGTTTACGCCGGTGAAGGCCACCGTTTTGGCACCTGCAGGGACGCCCTTAGGGATAGTAAACGAGCCTGTGAAAGACCCATTTGCATCAGCTGTGACGCCACCGGGAGTGACATCAATGCCGTCGAAGATGAGGCTCTTAAGAGCCTCTCCCGCATCAAAGCCGGACACAGTGAACGTGATTTGTGTCTGCCGCAGATAGCTCAGCTGAGACGTCGTTTCACCGGAAACAAGCGTGGACGTTTTCGCGGTTGTCACCGTAGAGCCATGGGCATAGCCCCATATGCCGTTAGGGGCGTAAACAGAAGAATTGAATATCTTCGTGACAGGGCTGGCCCAGACGCTTCCCGTTTCCGTCCAGTTGTCGACGGAAGGCACCAGTGAGACTTCGGCCGGGACGGGCGCGAAGGCAAGGTACGGGTTCACCTGCATGGAACCGGTGCGCAGGGGCTGCTCGATGGCGGTCACGTTCGTGTAGGCGCGGCCCGTTGGGATGGACGGACCGGAGAGCTCATGCACGGTGGCGCTTACAGGCAGAAGCAGACACTGATTAACGACAGCGCCGGTCTGCTCAAGTCCCTGATCCCGCATGGAATCATCAAGCAGGGGATCGACAAAAAGCCCGGCCTTGATGCCCGCTTCACGGGTAGCTACATCGCTTTCCAGACGGTTCAGGCTTACCTGGTTCAGAGCATAGTCAACGCGGGCTTCCAGCGCTTCCATGTCGGACATAGAGACAACGCGCGTCCCATCCTGAGATATGGTCCTTGCCCCGGTTCGCCAGGTCTGATTCACGGTGGCAAGGAGCAGGACGCCATCAGGGACGCCCGGCTTCTGCCTGTTCGTTTCCGAACCGACGCCGGCAATCCACGTAAACGTACCGTCAGAGGAAAGGCAGAGACGGTCGTATCGTGGCAGAGCCTGATGATACGTCGTCATGATACTCGTTCCTTCGACGGCCCCGCTGACCGTATAGCCGTCGGCGTCCATATTTCCCGGTTCGGCCGCGGCAATATAGGTGTAGGTAACCGAATAGGACGTTCCGGATGCAGGTTCTTCACCGGAGGGACTCCAGTCTACGGTGTCGCCCGTTTTTTTGTAGTCAGAACCAGCAGTGTACGTCGTATCGCCCTGAGTAACGGAAAGAAGTTCAACAACGGACGTTTCACTGAGAGCGTCGGCGCAGCCTGTATAAGAGCCATGCACAATGGTTTCCGTTTTCTTCTTGGTGATACGAACGCTAGAGATATCATGCACGGGCGTATGAGCAAGATCCACGCGCTGGCTGCCCGTTCCGTCAGCGAGAGTAATCTCCGTATCTATCGTGCGCAGATCCGGTTCAGCAGCATAGACGATACGGCGGGACGTGGACAGCTCGATAGATTTGCCGGCAACGCGGGCTTTGCCTGCATCGACGGTATACACCTGCTTCCCTGCTTCATCGTCCAGCGCATGCAGCTGGAGGCCGGAAACAGCATAGGTACCGCCGCCGGTAGACTGTACGTCATAAGCGGCGATGGCCTGGGACACACTAGAAAGCTCAGGCGGAGTTTCTGTAACGCGGACAACGCCGTCGTCTATAGTGTAGATGGCGTAAAAATCCCCTTCCCC